CTACACTTCGCGGCTTTATATCGTTGAGCCGCGCGCAAGTGCGACAATTGGGTTTCACCCGGGGGTTACCGAGCGTCGGGTAGGTTAGCATCTACCACCCCTCATCGAGACTAGTGGAATCTAGGTTTTCTTTCCCCCTTGTTAGGGTTATAACATTTCTCAATTAAACTACTTAACTATGGCCACAACTAATGAATTTGCGTTTTTACAAGATTTTTCAGCGCCCAGTTTAACCAGCTGGGTCGCGCCTGCAAATATTGAAATTGTTGATGTGATGAAAACGAGTGACAAGAAGCGAAAGAGTTGGTCCCACCTACGTTGGCCCTACCGATGGTTGGTCAACAGTAAAGTGTTGCGTAGAATATTTTGTCTTGATGATACAGAATTGGATGATGTCGTTTTGGAAGCAAAAATTAGAGACTCAATACGTAATGAAATGAAATTACATATTCGTGGATGTGATATTAATGCTGTTAAAGACACCATTTCCGATATTTATGGAAGTACAGGTTATGACATGTCAAAATACTGCGCACAAAGTGAGACTAATGAGAGTATGAAATCAGAAGAGGATGATTATGAAATACGTGGACTTACTTCAAGGTATCTAGCGTTATGTTCTGGTGATGATGACGCAGGACTAACAGTTAATGTGCCCTAACCACTACAGGTGTCTGAGTTAGTGAGTTTGTCAGGAAGTGTGGGTTCAAGCGAAAATGTTGTTGATAGCAATTCGCTTAAACGTGAGGCTGCCGGTGACCAACAACGCGTGCGTGTTATACCACGATTTGTTGCCTCTATAACCTTTGCATTAAGAGCGAAGTTTGGTCGCCTGGCTTGTACGGAAGCAAATCGGTTGCTTATTGAAAGGGAATACTTACGCGTTTGCAGGGATGCGTGTGTTAGACACGTGGATGTAGCACATCATCATCAGTTTGTGCTTAACACGTATTTTAACGAGAGTGTTGCCGATGAGATAGCGACTGTGAGGGTGCGCTTACCGCGCTGGCTGCGTGCTGCTTTTGGGAAAACCCCATCAGCGGCACCAGTTGTGTGCTGAGGGCGCCCGATTACTGTGTATGGGTCGAACACTGTTGTTAACCAAGACTTGGTGGATAGGGTTGCAACAGATAAAGTAGGCAAGTTGTGCATACACAGGAATGGGCAGCCATTCAAACAGCGTCGATATAACGTTATCACGCAGTTTGGCCTAGATCACAACCTAGGAGTTTATAACAATAACGTAGACGCCATATCGCGGGCGCTCACCGAGCGCTATTTCTTCTGTGCAGACAAGAAGAATGGAGGGTTTAGAAATGTATACACCCCGCGAGTTGGCGC